CTGCTATAGCAGTAATCTTATTTGCTGGCATACCACCGTATATTGATCCTGATAATAGAGCGTTAAATGAATACGAACCTGTGTCTACAAAACTTGTAACATCACTATCCATACCATCGCTTACTAAGCCTGCATACTCATTACCACTTTCTTTAATTATATCTTTTAAAAAATCACTCATATTGTCTCCTTAATTATCACTTACTATAACATATCCGTTCAATCTTGTCAAGCTTGTATTGTTTTTACTGCTTTAAATTTAATCTTTATAGGTTTAGGCTCACCCTCGTTCCATAACCTATATTTTTTGTCTTGTGGTACCCAATCTTTAGGTGGTTTTTCAAATTCAGATTGGTCAATCTTATTCCATAATGTATCTCTTAACTCGTCACCAGATTTACCATTTGTAAATGCAAAGTTTGATTCTACGTTAGAACAAACCTCACATAGTTTCTCCCAATTGTACTCTCTTGTACGTTGAAAGTCCCAATATTCTTTTAAGTCTTTGTATGATTCCTCTGAAATAGCCATTATCTTATTATATCTATTTTTGCGTCTGGTGTCCATACCTCTAACTCACTCCTTAATCTATCTTCTTGTTTCAGTTTGTTATAACGAGACTCAGCCTTTTTCTTCCACCAATCTATTATATTATTTAGGTTAAATTTATCCCAATTCTCACCTTTAATAATCTCTGTCTTGTTATCTTTTACTATATCTAGATAGTTCTTAATACCATAGTCACTAACATAATATCTTTTTCTTTCAGTTAGTTTCTTAGCATTACTTATAGTTGTATTAAATCTTTCTAAATTACTTTTGTCTAAACTTCTTTTTACTAAACCAATAATGGCTGTAGTTAGTTTTAACTTTCTACTAGAGGCGTCATCTTTAATAAGTTTACCTACATTGTTTTCAACAAACGTTGCAAGGTCATGGAAAGGTTTACCATGTATCAAAGGTATAAAATCACTATCAGTTAAACCTTTATATCTTAAATATGGTTTCATACCATCATATTGACTAGATGATTTACTATTACCATATAAACTTGTAGTCTCAAACAATGATAAATTCATACCATATTTTGCATTTAATTTTTCTCTTATTGTGTGACTACAACATATGGCAGCCAATAGTTTACCACCTAGATAATTAAAACCAAAAGGTTGAGTTGGTACTATTACAAATCCCATAATAGAAGTCTTATTAAAACTTACTAATTCTGGTACATGAGTTAACAAATCGTTTCTTGGTTTCATGTTTATAACAGGAGAACCACATCTTATAAAACCTACCCACTGACCACTATTCTTTTCTCTTACTGCAATCTTTAAATTTTTACCAGGTACACTTGACATATTAGTATGAGAAGAAGTCATGTTTAATAATGTATCATATGTTTCATTATCTGGCTCTAGTATTTCAAAGTCCATATCTTTAGGCGACATATCAAAATTAGAAAATATACTACCCTCTAGACCCATACCAGGCAAAGCAGATGGTACATCTACTATTTGAGATAACTTTTGATCTCTCATATATTCATCTATACGATTAAACTTTTCAAAGTAATCATTGAATATATTGGCACAATGTAAGGCCTGATCATTTGTTAATGTTTTCATCTTCATATTATATCACGTTCAACTAAATTTGTCAACCTGGTTTCCCCATACATCCCAACCAGGCATAGAAGTTCTAGCAAATAGTTCTATACGTGGTAAATCACCACATAGTTTTACTATATCGTCTCTGATTCTATCTGGTTTTCTACTATGTTCTCTACGTTCACTCACAACTAATCTATCTACATTACCACCAACTCTTTTTGGTTTACCTTTTGTTGCAAGTATACATGTCTCGGTGTTGGCCCTAGTCCAGTATCCTGGACCTTTGAAAAAGTAATTGTTTATTCTATTCTTATTCGTCTTCGCCCACGTGAAACCTACTGTCTTATACTCAAAGCCCCACTTCTCTACCAATGGTATTTGTTTGTGTAGTAAAGGATCGGTACACCACATAAACAATACACAATCTTTGTCTGCTAGGTCACCTATCGGTAAATTTTCTATATCTTTCATTGTCATAGTAGGATAATGATTGGCAGGATTAGTTTGTGCCTTATCATTATTATAGTTTTGAAAATGCCAAGGAGGATCGGCGTAGATTATATTATATTTTTTTGTTGAGATCATATTCAAAATTTTGAGTATCTTCACTTACTTTAATTTGTTTTGCACCATTCTTAATATGAAAGTGTGTTGCCATTGGTGTTAATGGCGATAAGGTTACCACTCTTTTAAAATGATTTTGTTTTGCATACTCAGCTAACTTATTAATTATCTCTTTACCTGCACCTCTTTTACGAGACCATACCGTATATGCTACAATTATTTCACCTCTTTGGCCATCTTGATTGGCAGCCTGTGACATGTAATCCATTTCTCTTACAGTATATGGTACTTCAGGACATTGTGCAATACAAACTATTGCCTCTATCTCATCGTTATATTTTAGACCAAATATTTTTCTACCATGCATTATTCTAAAACCTAAAGTTAATTCAGGTCTTACAGGATCCTCTGATACATCTATGTTATCTAGTTCAACTAATTCTGTACCTTTGACCCATTTAAAAAAGTCGTTTATATTGTCTTTAAATTTTTTCATCCAAAAAATGCCTCCAAACTTGCTTTTTTCTCCTGTGACCAACCGATTGCTTGTAATATAAATCGCATAGGGTCAAGGAATGTTTTTTCAAATTGTGTTTCACGATCTATATATTTGTCTAATTCAAACTCTTTAGGTAATGTTGTAATATAACTAATTACATCAAATCTAAATGGGTTTGCTTCTATTAGTTTTAGAAATTTAATCTTGTCACCCTCTCGTATGTAAGGATATTGTTTATGTAATTTCATTTCTTTTAGTTTGTGATTATAAATCAAAGAACCTTTTACATGTATTGGTGTACCTTTACTGAATATAGTTGCTGGGTTTTTATACTTTTGAATATTGTTACATGATCTAGGAAAAGATATTGCTTCAGCAGATAGTTCTTCAAACTCTGTTTTAAAATCAGCAATGAATTTTTGTAAAGTATCTTCATCTTTGTTCATAATAATTTTAATTGCTTCTTTAATCTTACCTCTGCAAACTTGTGGTGTTGATGATTTAACTGCCTCAATACCCATGATCTTTAGTTTAGGATCAGAAAGTCTTACACCCTCATCGTCTAATACATTTAACATATATCTTTTCTTTGCAACCCATATACCTTTGTTTGCAATTACTTCACGTTTCATTACCATACAATTTTTAAATGCATTTGTATAATCAGATAGTTCATTAAAACATTTTTCAATATACGGCTCTAGTCTACTGTTAACAACCTTATCAATAAAGTTACATATTTGTTCGTTGTTTTTACCTTTGCAAGTCTTCTCAACAAGTTTATCTAATGTCACATAGATACTATCTGTATCAGAGGCCACAATATAATCAAAGTCTTCATCTTGTTTTAGTATCTTGTTCATATAACCATTAACCTTTTGTTCAATATATCTAATAATAAATTGACCTGCTGTAGTTATAGCACTTGCTTGTCTTACATCATAAAATCTAAAGTATTGATTACCAACTGCACCATAAGCTGAATTTAAGGCAATCTTTCTTGCCCACTGAATGTTATGACATCTAGCAATTTCTCTTTGTAATTCTGGTGTTGGTGTTTTTTGATATTCTTTTTTAGCCTTGATCATTCTTTTCTTATAGATCACACGCTCATTGTACATTGTTTCCATCATTTCAGGTAAAAAACCTTGACTATCATTTTTAAACTTTGCACCGTTAGGTGTTATACAAGCATGTTCATTTTTTAAATGAGACAAGTCTATGTTTTGTTTTAACATTTTATTTACTGAAATACCAGAAGGATCTTGGCCTATTATCTTTTCAGGAGAAATATTATATTGTATAATGATATGTGGATATAGTGAGTTAATATCAAAAGAACATACCCACTTGTGCTGACCAACTGTAGGGTCTTTTACATAAGCGCCTTCGTATTTTGTATCTTTACTATGTTCTTCTCTTGGTGGTATGCATATGTTTTTTTTCAATAGATGATTAGCAATCAAAGTATCCCATACTCTAACTTGTGAAAATATATCATCATAGTTTACTTTAGATTCATAGGCAACAGTTAATGCCAACTCAATTAAACCAAGTTTATCTTCTAATGCGTCAACAATCTCAACGTCTTGTATGTTGTAATCAATAAATTTTTGAAAGTCTTTCTCATAAAATTCTCTGAAAGTAGAATAAGGGTTTACGTTTTTGTTTTGACCAAGTTCTACTTCACCAATATAATCTAGTTTATAACTCTCTTGTCTAGTAGGTATAAACCATCTGTATAGATCAAGATAATCTAACATCACTGTACCTTTTAAAGTATACGTTGTTTGTGGTCTACCTCTTACCATGATTTCAATCTTTTCAATCATACCCCACGGCGACATTTTGTTTGCAACTTTTTCACCTGCAACCAGTTTAATTCTATTCATCAAGTAAGGTAGATCAAAGAATTTAGTATTCCAACCAGTGACAACATCTGGATAATTCTTAAGCCAAAACTTCATAAACTCCATGAGTAAAACGTTTTCGTTTTTACATTTAATAAAACTTATATCAGTTCTATCTGTCTTGTAGTCTCCAGTAGCCCACGTTAAAATTTGTTTGTTAGTTTGGTTCTTAACAGTAATACAAATAATTTCTTCGGTAGGGTTTTCTACATCTGGAAAACCATCTGTTACTGTAGTCTCAATATCTATTGTGAATATTTTAATATACTTTTTATCCCACTTGATGTTTTCTGGAAATTGTTCATTGATGTATTGATAATGAAATCTTTCTAGACCATATATCGGAGAGTTTTGAGTTGCAACATCACGTCTAAATCTTCTAGCGTCATTGATGTTTTTAAATTTTATAGGGTTTAGATTTCTATTATCTAATGTTTTAAACTTACTATCTTTTTGTGTTAAAGAATATAGAGTAGGGCCAAAGTCTATCTTTTCTTTATAGTCTTTGCCATCATGTATACCTCTAACAAGAAGTTTACCTTTGTGTTCTATAACTGATTTATAAAAGTTCATCATCAATTAAATGTAAAGTTATGCCGTCAAGTTCCTCTGTTAATGATAGTTGACAACTTAATCTGCTTATGCCTTTCTTATAAGATTTCTCATATTCTAATAACGATTGTTCAAGACCATTATAATCTATTTCACCTAATTTGGCAATCCAGGCATTGTTTACATATACATGACAAGTACCACAAGCACAACAGCCACCACAACTAGCAGGAATCTCCTCTAGATCAGCCTCTTTGGCTGCCTCCATAACAGTGAAACCTGGTGGCACTTTTACTTGGACTTTTTCATTATTTGTCCTAATAAAATTTACCGTTATCACGTTGCTTCTGTTATAAGTTTACTGTTTTTTGTTATGATTGAGCTTGTGTTTTGCTCGTAAGATGATCTTATCTCATCTTTTGGTTCTGTCATAAAAACAACTTTGTCTTTACTAACAGTTACCGTATCTTTTTTACCAAAGGCATTGTACAGTGACATCATTAATTGTATTGGTTGTCCTGGTCCTCTTTGTTGAGGTATAATCACGAATGGATTTTTTAAACTTATGCCTTGATCGTTTTCTCCTACCTTGGCAATTACATCTTCGCCTGTAGATAGTCTTAATATTTTCACTTCTTCCATAATATCTCCTATGTTGTTAATTATATATGATTGCCTATCAAAAGGCAAGCGTTATTCTTCGTCTTTATCGTAGTCTTTGTCAACCGGTTTTAGTCTTTTACTTAATACAAATGTTCTATTAGGGTTGACACTAATGTTCATTTGTCTCATTATCTCACGATTCACCAACAAATCGGAATGTGCTCTTGGTCTATTATCTAAACCTACTTCTACATCTTTATATGTAAAACCATTAAATGTAATATCCATAAGAATCGTTGGTCTTGTTTCAGATGGTTCTTCTCCTTCAGCATTTGCTCTGAATACTTTACTTATACCATGTCTTGGTTTACTATAAGTTTTACCATCATATTTCCATTTAACAATTTTATCTTTACTTAAAATATCATCGGCGTGTAAAGCACATGCTTTAGCACCGTTACCTGTATCAAATTTTGCTCTGACTTTTAAACCATCTTCTAGTTCTACCGTTTCTAACCAACCACTCTCTATTAAAGATTGTCTGTCCCAATTAGTTCTATCTGATATATAATCTACTAGATATTCCATCATTTTTTCACCGTCTATTCTACCAGATGGTTCTGGATCAGAATAATAATCTTTATATTGGTAACCTTGATAATCAGCACCTGATCCTGGACTACCATTGATTTCTAAAATGTATGGTTTTTTATTGTTTACTATATGGTCAACTCCTACCATATATGCTTTTGAAGCTCTTGAAGCTTTTAAAACTAGTTCGTGTTCTTCATCACTTAAAATATAAGGCATTGCCTCGGCGCCTCTATGCGTATTTGATCTAAAGTCATATGAGCTATGTACTCTTTTTGTACTTGCAATAACTTTATTATCTACTACAAAAGTTCTTACATCAAACTTTGTTTCCATATATTCTTGTATTAGTAGTTCAGCACCTAATTTCCACATCGCCTGTACTGTTGCAACCAGGCCTTCATAACTTTCAATCTTAACTACACCAACACCTTGTGTACCTGTTAGTGTTTTTAATATGACAGGAAACTTACCACCAATTAAATCTAAACCTGTTTTTATATTTTTTTCGTTAGATATAAAAGCAGTTCTTGGTGTAGGTATACCATTTTTTTCAAATAGTAAAGCTGATGTTAATTTATTATCACAAGTAAGCATAGCAGCTCTTGTGTTCATCATAAAAGATTGTGAATTTTGAAAGGCAGATATTAAAGACAGTCCAGCTTCGTCTTCCACTGCACCACCTCTTGTTATACAGGCAGTATCTTTACCTACGAAAGTATGTTCACCGTTCTTACCATCGTAGTTAAACACCGTTAGGGTGTTCTTATCTTCATCTTTACCTGTAATAATGGTTGTTTTTGTATTGACTATAACACACTTGATCTTTTGTTTGATACAAGCTTTTTCTATAAGTTCAACAGTTGAATCTTTGTTAGGTTTATCTGAATCGTTTATAGTTAGGATAGCAACTGTCATTGCTTTATCCTTACGTGTCTGTGTATTCTCTGTTATATAGTCTCTAAACTTTGGTATCTGCATTATCTTCCTTAACTATTTTCTTACCTATATTATATTTAGCAGATAATATCCACTCTTTTTTCTCTTTAAATGGTAATACTTTAATTTGTGATAATGGTGCCTTGTTTGATGTTGCTGTTTCTTTTTCAACAATATCTATTAAATTCCAGTCTTGTAACAATATAGCAATAGTATTTCTACGTTGAATATCGTTGTTAATTAGAGTTGCTTTCTTGCCGTCTAAAGCAAATAACTCTTTAAAATGTACTATGTAATATTTCCCTTGTTTATGTAGAATATGACAAGATTGAAATAGTGTTTTATCTTTTCTACTTGCGACACCTATTCTAGTAAGTGTTTCTCTGACTTTTAAAAAATCATCTGGTTGGGTTAGAGTTACTTCTAACATACTATCCTGTGACCACTTTACTTCTTCATTCATCTAGTTCTCCCGCCTTTATATGTGGCTTCTTTAATCTTATTAATTTGTTCTTTTGTGAGTATGGTTAGGGCCTGTTTTGCTTTTTCATTACTATAGCCATAATACTCTTTAACATATTCCAAGTCATTTAGTTTTGTTTGCTTAAGCCATTTGCCTCCAAAACGTTTCTTTGGTCTGATACTATTTAGTAAAAAGGTAAACTGTATATCTTTGTCCAAGAAGTGATAACCATTCATTTCATTGGCATGTGGAAGTGTGTCCCAAAACATAGATAAACACTTATTAATGATATATGGAGGGTATTTTTTAGACCAGGCGATATCCGTGGTATCCAAAAGGTTGACTTTTGTTTCGTTAATAGCTTTTAAATAATCTTTCAATTCGTACATAATAAATTCTGGTGCCCTTTGTCCGAGTCGAACAGACGACCTACTGATTACAAATCAGTTGCTCTACCAGCTGAGCTAAAAGGGCTACTTTCTAAATCTCCCTCGTCCCATATAATGGTCTCCAGGTTCATAGTCCCAACGTTTGCCGTGATGTCCTCTGATATCTGCATACCACATTCTTAATTTCACTATAATTTTTCTATAAAATGTTCTTCTTGCCACTTCTTATTCTTGCCTTTGTCTTTAATGTTGTAAATGATATAACTCATTCTTTCATCGTATTTATACATTCACTTATTTAAACTTACAATTAGCCATAATCTCGGTCAAACAAGCGATTACATTGATCTCGTGGTCTGCCACAAAGGCAGCTTTGTATTGGTAACCAGCAATGATCAGTATTGCTTGTGGTACGGATTTAGGTTCTAGGGTTTCATATAAAATATCATAGACACCTCTGAATAAATCAGTAGCGTCCATATCTAAATGTTGAATTACCCACTTTCTCATACTATCAAACTCTTTTTTCTTCAAATGAAGCATAAGATTTTTGTAGTCGGTCTCTTTTAAATTGAATAGAATACCACTGTCAATCTTACCACGTACAGAATACCTTTGAAGTTCGTTAATAGTTCTTCTAAAATCTGGATAATGTTTTTCAATTAACTGAGCTAATGTTTTCTTATCATATTCAATCTCTTGTTCTTTTAACACGCCTTCCATACGTTTCATAAATGCAATAGCAGTCTTCTTAACTTGACCATTAGTGACCTTAAAGTCAATAACAGTACAACGACTATGTAAAGCTGGTATGATTTTGTTCTTATAGTTACAAGTAAATATAAATCTACAGTTATTATAAAAACTTTCTATGAAATTTCTTAAAGCAGGTTGTACTGATTCGGCGTTCATGTAATCTGCCTCGTCAATTATGACTACTTTGTGTTTTGATTCTGTATTAAAAGATACAGTTGTTGCAAAGTTTTTAATCTTATGCCTCAAGGTATCTATTTGACGACCCTCATCTGAACCATTGATTATAATATAATCTAAATTTAGTTCATCACACAAGGCTCGTGCTACAGTTGTTTTACCAGTACCGGCAGTACCAGTTAATAACATGTTTGGTAGTTCTTTTTTAGATAGAAACTCTAGAAATGTTTTCTTTGTTTCCTCTGGTAAGATACAATCGTTTATTGTTTTAGGTCGGTATTGTTCAACCCATAAAAAATCTGTCATTGTCTAACTCCTTAAAATTCAGAGTCAGGTTCTAATGCGATCCAATATTGTACGTTCTTACCTCTAGAAATGAAACTAGATATTTTTGCTTTTGAGATTGCTACATCGTAATCATCTGGTATCATTTTAAAGTTTTCTGATTTAAAGTAAGCAGTAAACTTAACATCTGATTCGCCAATTACAGTAGATACTTCGTTAGAAGATTTATTCTTCTTATCTGTTGCAACAAGTTTAATGTTTTTACCATCACCTATTACAGATACATCTGGTAAATTTAAAGTTGTAACACCTTTGTGTAATTCTGCCAAGTCATCATTCTTTAATGTAAATGTGACATGATTATCTGGCATGTTAATCTTGTTAGGTGTAAATACAGTAGATTTATCAGAAAAGAAATACTTAACTGATTTTCTATTGTTCTTAGCCTCACTGATAGTCATGCTAGCACCACCATTAAATTTAAGTTCGGGACTTTTAAATAAGTCTAACGATCTCAAAAATTGTGGTAGATCATAGATAGCAAATTCACTATCAAATTTTTCTTTTATTTCAGCTTCTGCTAAAATATTTCTCATATTGGAAATAGTTTGTATTTTATTTCCTGGCTTAATTAAAATATTCTGATTGATATCAGAAAAGTTTTTAAGCATTGCGATTGTGTCTGTTGACAAGTTCATAATATATTCACTCCTGTTCATTATTTAATGGAGCGGATACTTGGTACTGCCCCAAGTTCTAAAGATTGGAAATCTCTCATAATACTTTTATACTATATCCGCATTATTGATCCTATTACAGATCAAATAAAAAGTCAAGCCTTAAACTGACCTCTTAATTTCTTCACTTTGTAAGTAAGATAAAACGTTTTCTGGAGAAGAAACACCATATGGATCCGAAGGATCATTGATATCTCTACCAGGTTCTACAAACAATTTTTCTATCTCACAATCATTTATTACAGCTGCATATCTCCAAGAACGGTAACCAAAACCAATGGCTTCTTTAGTAACTAACATGTCTAATGCTTTTGTTAGTTCACCATTACCATCTGGTATCATTTTAACGTTTTGAATATTTGAAGCATGAGCCCAAGCGTTCATAACATACGAATCATTTACTGATACACAATAAACTTCATCTATGTTATGTGAAATTTTAAATGTTTTACAATGGGTCTCAAAACCAGGTAGTTGTTGTGATGTACAAGTAGGTGTAAAAGCACCTGGTAAACTGAATAAAATTACTTTCTTATTTTGAAATAAGGTAGTAGTTGTTACGTCAACCCACTTGCCATTTTCAAAGGTACACTCGCCGTTTTCTGCTAGGTCGCCTACCCTTGTCTTAAATGTTATATTTGGTATTTTCATAATATACTCTCATTATATAATAAAAGAGGAAGGAAGTCAATGCTCCCTTCCACTTTTTTTTTAGTTTATTTTATCTGTATTTTTCTAGCCTTTTTGTTCTCTGGTATGATTCGTTCCATAGAAACACTTAAAAGACCATCTTTTAGTTCAGCACCTTTGATTTCTACATCATCGGCAATAGTAAAAGATTTAGTAAACATACGTTTGGCAATACCTTTGTGTAGTATACCATCGTTTTCCTCAACCTCTTTTTCTGATTCGTCTTTAACAGATTTAATAGTTAAGGTGTTATTTTCAAAAGACACATCTACGTCCTTCTTACCATAGCCTGCAAGAGCAACCTGAATATCATAGGTATATTTACCTGTCTTAATGATATTATATGGTGGATAGTTTGGAGTATTTATAGAATCATATTGGTGATCAAACATTCCTTGGAAATGGTCAAACACATCATCAAATCCTACTGATAGTGGTCTTAATTGATTGAAAATTGAAATTGCTTTATTAGTCATATTATCTCCTTTGTTAAGCAAGTTAATTTAAGTAGACCCATTATGGCGTCTACGGTTATTTATATAGGGATTGTTTTTTAAATTACAACCCCTATAAAAATTATTTATATAGTTGTCAAGAAATTACTTTCTTTATTTTTAACATCTTGTCCTAAAAAGGCTTCAATATTCCATGGCCAATTACCATGTTCCTTTTTATACTTGTATGCTTTTTCTATACCTCTTTCAAGTTGTTCAAAAGATTTTTTCATATCTTTTCTTCTTGTATCAAGACCTCTTTTTTCAGTAGGTGCTTTAGTATGCAATATAAAGTATGAAGCTTTATCAGTTTCATCTAATCTTTTTAATGCATTGGTCAAATACTCATATTCGTATCCTTCTAAAACTGACCAACCAAATTTATCTCTTTTAACATCGTGACTTCCACCACAAACGTAAGGGTGTTTTTCACCTTGTTTGATATTTTTTTCCATAAATGATGGTATATCACTAGACGGAAAAGTTCTTACATCTTGATAAGCACCATTTTTTCTAACAGTTGCCTTAACTATTTTTTTAAAAGTAGTATGATGTAAATTTGAGGTATTCTCTGTAAGATAATCAGTTATTTCCTGCTCTGTATTACCTATAAGAGTTTTACTAATTAGATATGACATAATATTAGTCAAGTCATCAGCTGTACTTGCAAGTTCAGGTTGATGGTCGTTTTCTCTAATTTGTAAAGTTGACATTGCCAAATCAGATTTAACACCTCGTGTTCCTAATTCGTATACGTCAAATATCCACTCACTAACACCCATTTTTTCAAACGCTGAAAATCTATGAGCACCAGCAACAAGTTCATATTCATAAAATACTCCGTCAACCCATTGATGTTTTTTTGTAACAATCGGTGGTCTTTTAGAGTAATCTATTTCCTTTAAAGCTACTGCTAGTTTGTTAATGTGGTCTTGATTAAGATATTTTTTCCTAGCTCTGTTAAGAGTTTTACCCTTAGCAGTCTTTGGTACATATATCTTACTTGTTGGTATTATTTTTGTTTCTATGTGTTTTGAACCAGGAGAAACAATAAGAGTCCTGGTTAGTTTGTTTATTTCTAACATTTTTTTCTTTCTTTTTTCTAGAAGCCAACACAGGAGCCAAATGCAACCTATTGGTCAACTTCATATTATATAGGTGTTTTCGTTTATTTAAGGACCATAAAAACACCAAAAACGTTAGTCCATATCCGAAGCTTATAAGCTTCATTTAACGCTGTCAAAAGGACTTACGAGCAGCCTTGACCATAATATATATATCAATATAGCGTCAAATTTTATAAATTTCTTTCACGTAATTTCTTAGCTTTCCTGCTATTAGCAATCATTTCTTTTTTCTTCCTTCGTTTTTTTTCTGAAGGCTTTTCAAAATACATTTTTTCTTTATATGTTTTAAGGAAATTATCTTTAAGGTACTTACGTTTTAATACACGTAATGCTTGTTCCACATTTCCATTTCTAACATCAATTTTAATTCCTGCCATTTTTTCCTTTCTGTAGTGATTGCCTTATAACGTGGGTGGCCACTACACCACCCACAAGGATTACACTAAACGATTTAGATATTGTCAGAGTCTTCCGACTCATCTTTATCCTCGTCAGTATCCGATTGAGCAGCTAAATCCTGTTGTCTATTTTGTTCCATAATGTCTTCAACACTTGAACCAGAATCTACTTTAGTATATAACTCTACAAACGAATTTTTTGTATCATCATCAAATCTATTAGTACACATTTGAATAGCTTTAACTTTATTATTAAATATAGCATAAGCTTGTGTTATGTGGACTAATCTTCTTGTTGAGATAATCTCGTCTACACCACCGTCAAAATAAGTTTTTCTGATAACGTCAGCCCATGTAGTCAACTTCTCAATGAAGCCTTTGTCTGATTTACCAGCCGCTTTTAACGTATTGGTTAATATTTTTTTCTCAATAGCCGTACTTGGATATTTCTGTTCTAATGTAACAGGAAATCTTTCAAGAAAAGCTTCGTTAAGAATGTTAGTTCCGATAAACTTACCGTCTTCACTACCTTGACCTTTAGTATTGGCAGTAGCAACAATGTTGAAACCTGGAGCAGGCTTAACAAACTTGTTTATCTTTTTAACGTATACACCTGATCCTTCAAGTATCGGTTGTAGACACATAATTTTATTAGAAGCTAAATCAACTTCATCTAATAATAACAATGCACCTCTTTCCATTGCCTCAATAACAGGACCGTTTTGCCAAACAGTTTGGCCATCTTTAAGTCTATAACCACCTAATAGATCGTCCTCATCGGTTTCAATTGTTACGTTAACTCTGATTAATTCTTTTTTGGCCTCAGCACAAGATTGAATTACACCCATAGTTTTACCATTACCAGATAAACCAGTTATGAATATAGGGTAGAATCTACCAGATTTTACGATAGATTTCACATCTGTATAGTTACCAAAAGGAACGAATATAGGATCCTTTTTAGGAACAATATCGCCAACTAAAGATGAAACAATATAAGCGGCTTCATTTTTAGTTTCTTCAGCAACAGCTGTGGTCGTTTTACTTTTAACTACAGATTTTGTAGGTACTGAAACGTCCTCGCCATCTACAGGTAATTTGAATAAAGACTTACCTAACTTGTAA